GGATAATATAACGTTGCTTCGAGTCCATAATACTCGGTGACATTGGACAATCCATTTTGAATTACTTGAATAGCCATGTTGTGTGCATTCAGTCCTGTCGGAGTTAAATCTAAATAACCCTGGCCTTGAATATATTCTTCTAAAATTTTATGCATCGCCGTTCCCCTGGTCGCAGCATCATCCACGATCCGCGTTGCTTGATCCTCTCCTACTCTGGCACGCCACGCTGCTAACGAAGCTTGCTTGTCTTCAGATTGCGTTGCAGATAGTATCGTAGTAACCGACGGTAATTTTTGTGCTTTAATATCATAGTGTCGCTTTCCATTGATAATTTCTCGTTGTGATTTAGGGTAGATAAATTTTTTATTCCATTTCATAGTTTAACTTCGCTCCTTTTTTTATATTCTCTATGGGATAGAGGGGTTGTAAATTAGTGTAATGAAAACATTTTTTTTGTTCCGATAATTTAGTTAGATCAAAACTGGCACAAGGTATGATGTGATCAATATGAAACGAATCTCTTTGTTCCCAACTCATTCCTGGTTTAAATTGTTTTTCTATATGTTGTTTTAATTGTTCAGCGGTGCAACCTACTAATTTCATAGTTCCTTTTGTTTTTTTTCCATTATCTTTTTTTAATGCAGTTCTAATTCTTCTACGCATATTATCTTTTATTTTAAAATGTAAAGTATTTCTATATACTTTGTTGTACATTTTAATTCTTTCTTTAACTTTTTTTCTATTTTTATAATACCATTCTCTTATTTTTCTATTAATTTCTTCTTTATTTTCTTTTCTATATTTTGCGCAATATGCAAGTATTTTTTCTTTGTTTTTTATTGCATATTTTCTATTACTTTCTTTTATTTTTTCTTTATTTTTAGGATCTGCATAATATTTTTTGATATATTCTCTGTTTTTTATTTTTAATCGTTCTTTATTCTTTTCCCAATATCGTTTGTTGTATTCTTTTATTTTTTCTTTATTGTTAGGATTTGCACGAAATCTTTTGCCTCGTTCTCTGTTTTTTATTTTTAATCGTTCTTTATTCTTTTCCCAATATCGTTTGTTGTATTCTTTTTTTTCCGATGAGCTCATTATAGTTTTTGTAAATCCTCTATAGAAGTAATTTTATGTAATTTATTATTTTCTATTTCATACAACGGGGCCATAGTAGTAAAGTTAGTGCCGTCCGATCTAGTTCGTACACTACCTTTATCAAAAAAGTTTGCTTGTTGTAAAAAAGTTTCTTTAGGTAACCACCCACAAATCTGTGCTACTTTTGTTTTTTTATTGATACTGATAAAAAGTAAAATATCATTCTTACTATCTTTTTGATAACCAACAAAATTGTGAACATAAAAATCTTTCATATCTACATTTCTTGCCATGGTTTTAATATCTATAGTTTTATCATTAACAACTATATCCGCGATCACCGATCCGCTATCATAGGTCGGTAAACGATTATAAATAACCTGGTGCAGAATACATTCACCTAGAATACCGGTGTATTGTTTTTCTTTACTACCATTGAACCCACTACGACGGTTACCAAAATTTTTAATAGATACTTGCTTCCAGGCGTAATCTCTTAACTCATCACTAATAGGAATATTAATCATGTTGATAGATTGTCCTTTGCATATGTTTCACCTGTTGTACTTCTTTCTCCATTCGTTTTAATTGTTTTTTATATCTTTTATCTTCAATGCGCTTCGCCTTATTAAATTTATTTAAGTGCTTTGCGACTGGATTGGTAGTCACGATACAATTTTCTCCAACTTACATTTGATAAGTAACAACCTAGGTTACTAATTTGATTCCAAAACCATGTTCGTATTACCGTCTTCATCTTGGTAAATAACATAATGTTCCTTTCCGTCCCAATAATAACCTACGATATGTTTCATATTTTTTCCTCTTCGTTTGTTTTTAATTCACCCTGGTTATCGCAATGCTTACAATCAATTGCCCACCTATCTTTTTTTGGTTCCGGTGCAGTTACCCACACAAAACCATTACCTTTACACTCCGGACAAATAATATTTTGACTCATGATTTGCCATTACCATTTTTGTAACCTAATTTTTTTGCCGCTCTAGAAGCAAGTGCTTCGATTGTTTTACTAATCGTAAGCTGTGCGTCTAAAAACTTTCCATCCGCTAAAAAGTTAAGCTTCTTATAGGTTTCTATAGGTACGGATACTGATTTGAATTTATTTGGATCTGCCATTTGTTTCTCACTTTCTGTTTTGTTGTTTGTTTTATATGGGAAGTTATAACACAAAAACAAGTCCTTGCAACTAATTAATTTTTAAGGTATAAAGAAATTCTCTTCTCACACCTTTTGTTTGCTCGTCCTGATTTCTTCAGGGCGGGCAGCAATTATTAACCTGGGTGACCTTGGCCGCGTTCTGATCTTTTGGGCCCCTTGTGTTTTTTTGAATGCCTACCAGGCCTTTTGATATTTTTTCTTTGTAAAAAAACTGCGTCTTTACTTTTTTTCGCCATGTAATTTTAGATCTCCTATTTTTATATTTAAAGGTAAATATTTAATAGAACCATTTATATATTGTTCTGTATCCTCTCCGCAAGTTCCACAACGATAATAATTTTTAACAATAGATATTAAAACAGTATTTTCTTTACAGTAAGGACAAACACCTTTAGCAACATCTACTTCAAATCCAAAAATATTTTCTTCTTCTTTTATTTTAGTTTTCTTTTTACGTTTCATTAATATCATAGAACATAACATCACTATCCTCTGTTATCCAACCTTTGTTTTCTACGTTCCAGACTGTAGTTTGGACTTTATAATCTGGAATGGTACTAGAAGTAGTATAATGAGGAATGTTCCACAAAATACGATTATTAGGCATAGCTGCATAATTACCGTTATGAAGAGCCAAAACATGTGCACACTTGTGCTCTTGAGGTACTTCGCTATGATCTGTATCCAAGATATTACTTTCAGGCGATGCCCAATCAACAGTAAAGCAATATTCAGCTTCAAGAAACTTTTTACTTTTGTCCAAGAATTTTCCACGTTGTCCCCCTAAAAAATCAAAAGTAGTAATAGCAGGATAATAACTAAAACAATTCCACAATTGTAACGAGTCAATTGACATATCGGGCACTTCGGATCTAGAAAAACGTTTTTGGAAAAACGCGCTGATAGGCAATCGATAGTAGACCGCACCGTTCGGGAGTAGGATGTGAAATAATAAGGCACGCCCTGTAATGCTTGCCAAACCAAAAATAACACACTCTTCACTTTCACCATGATGTTGTTTAAAGTCATAAAGATATTCCTTCCTTACATTGCAGTAGATAGGTGGGATATTTGCATTGAGATAAGACATTATTTAATGTCTCCCCAATTATCTCCTTTTTCATAATCTACTTTATTGGGTACTTTTAAAGTCACAGCAGATTCCATAATTTCTATAATCTGTTCTGACTGTTTATCAGATGATACAGAAATGTCCACCTCATCGTGTATTTGAATATGAGGAATAATTCCATTTTCATATAAAGCTACCATAGATTTTTTAGTCATGTCAGCAGCAGATCCTTGAATTAATTTGTTTAAAGCTTTGTAAGTAAAGGCCCTTTTTAAAGGCTCATCATATTCTTTTCTTGCTTGCTCTAATGGTAAAGGTTTAAACACACCAAATTGAGTAGGTTGCCATAAATCAAAATGACAGGCTCTTCCGCCTAACGTTCTAATCTTACCGTAGTTCTCTGCTTTCCTGGTTACATTATCCATAAGCTTTTTAACAAAAGGTGCTTTCATATGATATTGTTTAATTAATTTTTCTGCAGATTCTTTCATCAATCCTAATTCAGACATTAATTTATTTTTACCCATTCCATACATTAGACCTAAATTAATTGTTTTAGCTTGTTTACGTTCAATACCTGCCATATCAGCAACTACCTGGTGAAAGTCTGCGTCCCCTGAATTATATGCATCTACAATTTCATCCACTCCCTCTAAATTTTGTAACTTGGCATAGTGTACTAAAATTCTTGGTTCTTGTTGTGAGTAGTCAAAGGAACCCCATTTACATTTTTCTTCTGGAATAAATATAGATCGTATCATTGGACCCAATTCTGGATGCCTTGCAGGAATTTGTTGTAGGTTTGGATTACTCATAGAAAATCTACCTGTAACAGTTCCTCCTTGATCAGATCTAATTTGATTTATGTCTGCATGTATTCTTCCCTTGACTGCATGTTTGGTAATAGAATCTATAAAAGTTGTATGCGCTTTATTAATCTCTCTAGCATCTGCAATTAATTTTGGTAATTCATGTGGATGATTTTGTAAAAAGTTTTTTGTAAAACTTGGTTCACTTGTTTTTTCTGTTCTGTCGTATGGTAATTGTAATTTATCAAATGCTTTTGCAATAGATCTTGCCGCATGTATTTCTACTTCAATACCAGTTAACTCTTTGATTTTATTGACTATTTTAGCTTCACGTTGCATTAAATTATTTTTAATATTTTCAGCTTTTTCTAAATCAACTCTTACACCTTTGAATCTCATGTCTACTAAACATGGAAATAATTTTGTTTCTAAATTAAATATATCCATTAATTCTTGGTTGTGAAGTTCTGTATCTAATCGTTGCCAAAGTTTTAACGTAGCTTCCGCATCACGTTCCGCGTACTGTCCAACAAAAAGAGCAGGCAATCTCCACATATCTTTTTTTGCGTCCAGGCCATAATCTTTTGCTGCTTCTTGTAATATTTTTTCATCCTTACCTAAACCAACATAAAATTTTGCTAATGTGTCTAAACGATAGGACATTCTATTTTCATCAATCAAAGATGCTGCAATCATGGTATCTACAATTTTACCTTTGATTGTTAGGCCCATAGACCGTAGCCAACACACATCATACATTGCATTATGAAAAATAAAGGTAGTATCTTCTTGATTAAACATATCTTGGAGCCATGATAAAACTAATTTCTTATCTAAATTTCCTCCAAGTTCATGTTGAATAGGATAGTAACCAGACCAACCTTCTACAGCAATAGCGATACCTGCAACATGACCACGTCCAACCACGTTCCCCGATCCGAGAGTTATTAACTCCGGGTCATTGGTTTCTAAATCAATTGCTATTTCTTTATGACCGCGCAAATCGCGTAGTTCATCAGGCATTACCCATTCCGTATCCGGACTGAATAAGGGTATTTGGGTACTTCTCATTTCTCTTCCTTTTTCATTTCTTCAATTTCTAATTCACAGTAATGAATAATTTTTTTCAAATCTTCAATACCATTTTTATCTTTGTAACGAACCACATACTTAATAACATTGCCTTGAAAAAAAGACAAGTTATTGCTTCTTGTAAATGCATAGGGTTGAATACTATATTTATTATAATGAGTTCCTCCCTCTTGACGTTCAGATGCATTTATTATTTTATCAAACATTGATTTATTGGTCATATTAAATAAGCACGGTCAAAGTTTTTTGGGTCCACAATATGTAATTCACGCTTCGCTCTTGTTGCACCCGTATAAAACAAACGATGTAATTCGTCTGGATCGTGTGCAAATGTTTCAAGTGCTGCGTTAGTTAAATCTTGTAACAATAAAACTTTATCCGCTTCTCCTCCTTTAGCTCCATGTATAGTTGACATTATGATACGAGGATTTTTATTTATCATCTCTCCATTCGCCCTCATATTACGAATGTAGTTTTCTGTGAGAGTATCTAAACCCTCAAATGATTCATACCAAACCTTATCTGTTAACAAACCATACTGCTCTATACATTCTTTTAATGTATATTTAGTTTCAGCATGTAATGTTTTTCCTTTTCTAAAACCTTCTAATACGTTTGCACCCAGGTATTCATAGATATTTTTTATTTCTAAATTGTTTAAATAACAACCTTTTCTCCATGCTTCCCAATTATTTAATGCTAATAATAATTTTAAACTAATAGAGTTTTGTCCTTTGTATTGATAATACCAACCTCTTAACTCACATAATTCTTTTACATCATCTAAAAAATAATTTGCTGAAGATAACACTAACCAATTTCCCTGACTCATATCTACTTGAGTAATATCAGAATATCTTTTTAAAATTCCTACTTCATGTCTCGGCTTATATTGTTTATCAAATCTATTTTGTACTTTGCTTATTATTTTTTGTGACAGTTCATGAATAGGTCCGCCTGGAATACGATAAGATTGTTCTAATGTTTTAATATCATCCACCTCTTCTTTTAATGCAATGAAGTGATCTACATCTGCACCGGCCCATTTAAAAATAGCCTGGTCATCATCCCCTGCGATATAAGTTTTTTTAGAATTGCTCCAAAGGGATCTAACCATTTCCCATTGTATTAAAGATAGATCTTGTGCTTCATCAATAAACAATACTTCAAAGCTTGGACTAATTTCTTTTGCAATAAAATCTTCCAATAAGTCATTGAAATCTTTAAGTTCTTTTTCTTTTTTAAATCTCTTGAGTTCCTCTGAAAGTAAGAATAAAGTATTCCGCTCTATATCTAATAAGTTTTTTCTAGAATCATAATAATCTAATAGATCCATTCTCTTAACAGCCGCTGTATTGATAATAGTAAGATATTCATTATCTGAATTAAAGGTTCCGTCCTCTCCTGAAAAGTTTGCAGTCTTAATAGGTATGCCACATTTTTGACCAAACTCTTTATAATCTTCTGTCTTCATCATTTTTTCTCTACTCATACCCAACATTCTAAATGCATATGAATGCAATGTTCTAAAGTTAGCTAAATCTGTTTCTACATCTAATCCAAATTTTTCAGACGCACGATTAGCTGCTTCTCTTGCAGCCTTCTTCGTAAAAGAAAAATAACCTATTTGTTTAGGCCTAATTCCTTGTTGAATAAACTCGTCCACTAAATTTAATAGTGTCGTTGTTTTTCCCGTTCCCGGTGGTCCTAGTATTATTGTTTTCATTTCTATATTTTCTTAATTTATTTTCTAAAAATTTATTTCTTGCACTTAATTTATCTACTTGTTTAGACAAGCAATCAATTTTTTGAGTTAATTTTAAACGCCAATTAATTCCTATACTAGAAGTCATCTTGCTGATATTTTATTTTAGAAACAGAAGCATCTATCTTCTTCATTGTTTTAATTTTAATAACTCTTGGTTGTTGATTTTTTATGTTAGGTCTAAACTCTTCCACAAAACAATCTAATTGAGTAAGATAATTTCCTGTTTTAATTTTATCATGTTCCCAATTATTCTTTTTACAAAAACTATAAAAGTCTTCTCTTCTGAAATAAGTAAATTCTCTATTCTCATCTGTGTAGGGAAGTTTATTTAAAATATCATCCATAGTTCTTGCCGATTGTCTATTTGTAGTCCAATCTTGTAATAAAGAAGTTATCTCATTAATTGGATCTAAAGATTCTAATGGTTCAATCTCTTGTAAATTATTCATCATTGGTTTTAAAAAATGTTGTTTCCAATCTTTTGGTTTAGGA